CAATGTATCAAAATATGGAGGTAAATTTTTAGATGAAAAAAATGATGATGAAATTGAAGAAAGCTAAGGTACAAGCCTTTACTCTTGTAGAAATGAGGGATAGTAAAACTCTCTCTCTATATTCTCCACTTGATGACAATGCTATCAGCTGTGACTTGTACTTTCTTGATCAAGGCTCTAACTATTTCCCTTTGAGCCTCATAGTCCATCTTTAAGATGTCTCCTTTATTCAAAGATTGCTTGATAGTATTCTTAGTTTCCTCTTGCTTGAGCGCTGGGTCATCCTCTAGCTCTTTTTCTAGCAAAGCTCTCATATTTAGAAACTCAGCAGATTTTGCTTGTAATTCTTCCAGGGTAATTCTGTCGTCTATGTATAGGTCATTAAGTCTACTGATTTTTTTAGTCAATTCTTGTATTTGCCTATGATAGCTCTCACGGTCAATAGCCTCTTTGTGGTTATCCGAAAAGATTTCATCTAAATAATCAGTGTCATGCTGTAGCTTATTGACCTCTTGCAAGACAAAAGCCTCAAGATCATCCTTGTAGTAAAAACCTGAGTCACATTTTTTGTTATCATTGTAGGTGGTGACTCCCTTTGTTTTTCTAGGATGTCTCTGATGACATTCATATTTTATAAACCTAGTGCCATCTTTCCTAATCACGCCCATCAAGATTTTTAGGGGCGCTAGACAGTAGCCACATTGGACGATACCTGAGAGCATATACTTTGACTGGAATGGTCTAGGGTTGACATTTTCAGCTGCAGTCCTTTGCCTGATTTTGAGCTCTTTTTGGGTTTTATCATAGACCTCTTTTGTGATAATAGGCTCATGATTGCCCTTATAGATTTCTCCTAAATATTGATTATATCCACAGTAGACAGGGTTGTCTAAAATCGTCCTGACTGCTCTATAATTCCACGGTATCGGTTTAGGGTATTGATCATTAAGGTCATCTCTTAATTTAGTGATTGACCTACCTGATAGATAGCTCTCAAAGATGAATTTAATAACTAGTGACTGGGCTGGATTGATGGTCACTGTGCCAGTCTCTTTGTGATAGTCATAGCCATATGAGGTCTTAGTCCACATCATGGATTTTCCAGATTTAGCACGGCCTAGCTTACCCAGTTGCATTCTTTCCTTGATTTGCTCCCTCTCTAGCTGAGCAAACACGCTCAAAAGTCCTATCATAGCTTTGCCAAAAGGCGTAGAGGTGTCAAAATTCTCTTGTAAGCTCAGAAATTCAATCCCATTCTTGATGAATACATCCTCAATTAGGAATAGTGTATCTTTCTGACTACGGCTAAGACGGTCTAGCTTATAGACTAGCACAGTATCAAATTTTTTCTTGTTAGCGTCTTTGATAAGACTCTCTAGCGCTGGTCTTTCAGTATTAGAGCCTGAAAAACCTCCATCAGTATAGACCTTGTAGACAGTCCAGTCCTTAATTTTACAGTAAGCCTCTAGCTTATCTATCTGCTCATCTATAGAGTACCCCTCCTCAGCCTGATTGGTAGTGGATACTCTGACATAGATAGCCACTTTATTTGTTGATTTCATTGATTTTGTACCCCCTTTTTGATAAAATAGGGTATAGAAAAGAGGGCTTTTTAATGCCTATCTTTCTATACATCATGCCTCATGCTCAGAGTCGCCAAACTTTGTGAGCGTGAGGTCTTTTTTTATTTAACTTTTACTTCCATCTCTCCACTTAATTTCTGAGAGACAAGTGAGTCACCATCATCCGTCTTGATGTGTAACATTGGATATAAATTAAAATCAACTCCATTGATACCAGCCCAAACATTAAAAGCCTCATGCTCTTTTGTTTTCAAGCCATCAGCAAATGCTTGTAGGTCTGCTTTGGGGTAGTGCTTATACTCATTTGGAACTTTCACATATAAGATGGTGTCTTTGTTATAAAAAGTATATGTAGAAATATCAACCCCTTTATCAGTCAAATCTTTCTTAAAGTAGTCAATAAAACTAGCCATCTGATCTGTTGAAATCCGTGGCAGTTTATCATTAGATTTAGAGCTTACCTCTGTGGTCTCTGTAGTGTCTTTTTTCTCCTCTTTAACCTCACTTGTTGAGACCTGAGTAGTAACTTTAGGTGTTTCAGGTATTTCTGTCTTTGGCGCTAGTCCTAACGCTTGTAAAATAAAGCCAAGTACAGCTAGGACTAAAAATCCACCTACAAATAATTTTAATTTTTTCATTATGTTTTCTCCTTTTTTTATGGTTTATATATTTCCACTACCTCTCCGATTGTACGGATGTCATCATTTTCTGTGAGTGGTATTTCCTCATAGCTATTATTGAGACTTTGTAAATACCATAACCCATTATAGTCTCTTTTAAGTTTTTTGACAAAATTTTTACCGTTTACCTGAAAAATACCAATAGAGTTTACATCAACCTGACTAGTGATCTTGATGAATAATAGGTCATTATCATCTATAAGTGGCTCCATAGAGTCCCCAGCTACCTTAGCGATAGTGTCATAACTATCAGGCACATCATCAGCTCTGAGTTTAACTTCCATGTGTAAGTTGTCCTCTTGAAATGCTCCATAACCTGCAGCTACTAACCCCTCAACATAAGCTGTGACAAAATCATCCTGAGGCTTTTCAAAAATAGATAGAGGGGTATCATTCTCTTGCTCCTCAAGTTGAGTCTGAGCATAATACAAGACTTTTTCTTGTCTATCCCTTGATAGTTTACTATATACAGGCAAAATTTCAGCTTGTTCTAAATCAATGCCGTTAAAATAATCTAGTGGCACATCAAAGAAATCAGCAAGGATTTTGACAGATGAGAGTCTAGGCTCCTCCTTGTTATTTTCCCATTTTGAAATTCTACCCTTGTTAAAATTGATAGTGTCAGGATATTCTTTATTAAGAGTATCAGCTAACTCCTCAAGAGTTAGATTATGGCTTTTTCTAAGCTCTTTTATTTTATTTCCTATCATTGTTGTTGCTCCTTTTCTATAGATTATAATACCACAAAAGTTGCGAAAACACAAATATTTTTAAAAAAATTAAAAAAAGTTGTTGACAACGAAAAAATAAAGGTGTATACTAAAATCATCAAGGTTGCGAAAACGCAACAAAAAAAGAAAGGAGATGTCTATGGCAGGTGCACTGGTAGTAGATAAACCATACCACAATTTAAAAGGTATCATTGTTTCAAAAGGAATGAAACAGAAAGATATTGCTGAAAAATTAGGTATAGATAAATCAACATTGAGCACTAAGCTCAACCGATACCGTGGCAGAGATTTTACATTCTCAGAGGCAAGCAAGTTGGCAGAGCTACTAGGTGTCAAGATGGAAGATTTCTAGTAGTATTTTTTTACGCTAAAAGTTGCGAAAACGACAACAAGAAAGGAGAGAGTCTAAATGAAAATAGCAGCAGTAAAAATGTTTAAAGAGCGTCCAAATGGAGACTTGAGTGATTTCATAATAGAACTAACAATCCCAAGCCGTAGGAGATATGGCGCAGTAATCAGAGAATACATTGAGCGTTATAACACTAGACACTTTTCCAAAATCTATTTTTATGAAGTGTTGAGACTAGAAAAGGAGACGCTATGAACGAACTCATCAATGTCACACTCAATGACAACCATGAGCCAGTGATTTCAGGTAGACAACTACATGAGGCTTTATATGTCAAGACTAGATACAATGATTGGTTTAATCGTATGACAGAATATGGTTTTATTGAAAATCAAGACTATCTAGCTATTACTCAAAAAAGAGTAACAGCTCAAGGAAATTCAACTAATCAAGTAGACCACATCATCAAGCTAGATATGGCCAAAGAAATTGCTATGATCCAGCGAACTGAACGAGGCAAGCAAGTCAGACAGTATTTCATCCAAGTTGAAAAAGATTTCAACAGCCCTGAGAAAATCATGGCAAGAGCCTTGCTCATGGCTGACAAGAAAGTCCATCAGCTAGAGGCTAAGATTGAGGCTGACCGTCCTAAGGTACTATTTGCTGAGGCAGTCAGTGCTAGTCACACATCTATCCTAGTTGGAGAGCTTGCTAAGCTACTCAAACAGAATGGAGTAGATATGGGAGCTAATCGCTTATTTAGTTGGCTTAGAGCTCATGGCTATCTCATCAAACGCAATGGGCGTGACTGGAACATGCCAACACAAAAGAGCGTAGAGATGGGACTCATCAGAGTCAAAGAAACCAGTATCACACACGCTGACGGCCACATCACAGTTAGCAAGACACCACTTGTAACTGGCAAAGGTCAACAGTACTTTATCAACAAGTTTCTAAACCAGGAATACTTAACAGGATAATAAAAAGCCCCTCTGGAACGGTAACTCCATTGAGGGACTCAGAAAAAATACTTATAAGGTAATTATATCATGAAATCACAAAAAAAGGAATGGAGACCACGGATCATAAACATTATGGCAGATGGTTCTCAAGTTGACAATCTGTCAGGGTACATTATTCCTGCAGGTCATTCATACTATGACATTATCAGTAAACACTTAAAGAAAGGAGCTTAAATATGAGGTATGCAGTACATCATAAGAAACACCCACGAAAATTACACATCTATCAATAATGCTTTCACTCAAGATAAACAACTAAAACCAGCCACGATAGGGATATTAGCTGTAATATTGACCAACAAAGCTGACTGGGTAGTCTATCCTGAGGAAATTGCAAAGCGATTGGGAATTAGTAGGCGTACTGTAGATGAACATTTTAAGCTCTTAGAAAAAACTGGTTACCTCAGGACTTACCGATTAGGTCACGGTAGAGGCAAAGGGGTCACGGTTCATAGATTTTTTTCAGATGTGCCAATCTCAGATACCTACTTTGAATATTTGAAAGAGAACTTAGAGAGGGAGTTATCCACAGATAAGGGGATAAATTAAAAAATACAGTTGGAAAATATTGCCATGTGTAAAATTGCCATGTGTAAAATTGCCATGTGTAAAATTGCCCTCTAATAAATACTAACTATATAACAAATACTAACTTAATAATAAGTACTAATAAAACAACAAACTACTACTAATAAATAAAAGAAAGAGAGTAAAAATCATGACTGATAAAGAACTCATCAAACAACAACAGGAAAAAATTGAACGTATCGAACAGCTACAAAAGGATTTACATAAATTGTCTACATTTGCCTTACTAACTATTGATTTATTAAATTTACCTGATGGGCTAAGAGCTCCATCAAAGGCTGTCCATGATGTATCACATGTTATCTATGATGTATTAGATGGAATGAGCCCTCAGGAGGCTATTAAGAAAAACATGACAGAGGAAGATGATGAGGAGTAAGAAAAATGTGGAATAAATTAAAAAACTTTTTAGGACTAGACGAAATCTTGGCAGATGAGCCAATCAAAGAACTAAAACAAGAAAACAACAATCTAATTGATATAAGAGCTTTGCAGATTGAACTTAGAAAATGTAAAGAGGAGATCAGACAGAAAAATGACTTACTAAATGAGCTGTCTACTGAGAATATTAAACTTGCTCAAGGTCTTAAAAATAGCTCTGAAATCATCTACGAACAGGAAAAGCTAATCAATGTCTTACAGGATATTTATAACAACGGAGGCAAATGATGGACAGAGGACTCTTTGGAACGTTTGACTATGACAGAGACTACTTACAGCCTCAAGAGCCTCAGGATGATTTTGACCCTGCTGATTATGTATTCAGTGCTGGTCAGTGGTTCTATGTAGGAGACTGTTAGCCTATGAATAGAGAGCACTATGAGGACAATGCCTATTGGAGAGCAAGACACCTTAGGACTTGCTATGAGCTGGGCGCTATTATTGATGAGCAACAGGATAAAATAGTAGCCCTTGCAAACGAAAACAAGCGCTTAAAGCGTGAAAATTGGAACTTAAAACACAACAGAGGTAGAAGAAAATGAGTTACGAACAAATTTCAGAGTCAACATATTATCAAAATATGAGCTATTGGAACAAAGTTGCACAAGAATATAGAGCGTTAGGTGGTCTAGGAATTTGTGATGACGAAACAGGCGAAGAACTATATACAATCTAAGGAGAAAGACAAGATGACTAACGAAATCACACAAACCAAAGGAAACTATTTGACAGACCTACAAAAGTTGGATGGGGCAACCCTTAGAGACTTTGTAGACCCAAAACATCAGGCAAGCACTCAAGAGCTACAGATGTTGATGGCTATTGTTAAAAATCGCAATCTTAACCCCTTTACTAGAGAGGTCTACTTTATCAAATATGGTAACAATCCAGCTCAAATTGTAGTCAGTAAAGATGCTTTTTTAAAAAGAGCTGAGCAAAATCCAAACTATGACGGTTTCAAAAGTGGAATTGTCTACGAGGATGAAAAAGGCGAGTTAAAAAATAAAGAGGGCATTATCTTGCCAAGAGGGGGCAAACTCATTGGAGGATGGTGTGAGGTTTACCGAAAAGATAGAACACGCCCAGTATATCGTGAGGTAGAGTTATCAGCGTATAACACTGAAAAAAACTGGTGGCAAAAAGCTCCAGGTCAAATGATTGAAAAAGTCGCAATCGTGGCAGCAATCCGTGACACATTCTCTGAGGATGTAGGAGGGCTCTACTCATCAGATGAAATGGAGCAAGCTCAACCTATTGATGTGACACCCCAAGAGAGTAGAGAGGATGTAGTAGCACGCAAAATGGCTCAGATTGAGCAATTTAACAGAGAACAAGAGGCAAGCTATGTAACACCTGAGATGAAACCTGAGGCGCCTCATGAGCCAATCCAAGGCGATCTACTAGATGACAATGAACTTGAATTTTAGAAAAAAGGAGGAGCAACATGCAAGAATTACAAGTAAAAATCACACAGGCTCAGGTTGAAATCATTGACCGTGAGAAATTTGAGCAAAATATCAATGAGGTAGTGACTAAGTATCAAAACTACACGGTCACAGCCTCAACTATCAAGGATGACAAGCAAGTGCTTGCAAATCTAAGGAAATTAGATAAACAAGTCTCTGATGAGCGTATCAGGAATAAAAAACTACTATCTGAGCCCGCTGATGAGTTTGATAAGTATATCAAGCAAGCCATTCAACCACTAAAAGACATCATTGAGAAAATTGATGTAGATGTCAAAGAATTTGAAAATCATCAAAAAATGGTCAGACTAGACACGGTTAAGGCTTACATCTCAAACAAGTCAGCTGAGTACATGCTAGACCCTAGAGTCTTTGATGAGAAAGCGACAGAATACATCAAGGCTAGTGATTTCATGGCTGATGGAATGACCCTTAAAAAAGCAACCATGAAAAGCCTTGATGATATGGTCACGTTTGAATTTCAGAAACAGCAAGAGCTTGAGAAATCTAAATCAGCTATCTCAGGCCTCTGTGCTGAGTATGGGATGACTGACTCTCCTTACATCCGTATGTTAAGAGACTTGACCCTTGCTGAGGTCTTTGAGCAAATCAAGGCTGATTATGCTTTTCAAAAAGAAAAGCAAGAGCTTGAACGTGCAAGACAAGAACTTGAGCAAGCTAGTCAGCCAAAATCAACAGAGACCCCAAAATTTGACCCAGAGACAGGCGAAATCTTGGACGGTGGGGAATTATCCCAAAATGAGCCAAACGCTCTCAGAGAGGCTGAGAATGACTCAAAACGATATACCCAAAAAATGACTTTAGAGGTGTATTTTGTAGACACAGCTGATAAAGACCATTTTAAATCTACGCTTGAGCAAGCTGGATACACAGTCAAGCATAATTACAAGGTTAGTGGTTATCAACGTATCGAACCTTTGACACAGGATGAGCTTAATAATCAGAATGGATGGTAAACATGGAGATTAGAAAAGTAACTGACAGCATTGCTATCTACTCAGACGGAAAGAGATTGCAGGTTATCCATGACTTAGGTGATGAGTTTATCTTAGATATTGATGTAAATGTTGAGGAGTTTTGGAATATTGATAGACAAGTCATGGAGCCGTTTGCCAGTATAAAGTCAATTTTCAAAGTTTGTGGTTTTTGCTCAAAAGCTGGAGAGGGTATGCACAGATTAAGATGGGCAATTATACAATTTGAGGAATTTGATGATTATATTAAAGATAATAAGGATGACCTGCTTGATTGGTCAAGAAAACCATGGAGGGAAATAGATGATAAATAATGTTACTTTGGTTGGGAGGCTTGTAGCGCCTCCTGATCTACGAAAAACGCCTAACAATGTATCTAGCTTGCAGGGTACGCTTGCAGTCAATCGCAATTTCAAGAATGAAAATGGAGACCGTGAGGCTGATTTTATTAACTTTCAAGCGTGGAGAGGAACAGCTGACATCATTGCTCAGTATTGCAATAAGGGCTCACTTATTGGCCTCACAGGGCGTCTACAAGTGAGATCTTATGAAAAAGATGGTCAGCGTAGATATGTGACCGAGGTAGTCGCTGAGAGTGTCGCTCTGTTAGAGAGCCGTAATAAACAACAAGAACAGGCTCCAGCTCAACCAAGCAACAACTACACGGGAAATAACAACCCATTCAGTCAACCTGACCCATTTAGTGTCTCTGATGATGATTTGCCATTTTAGGAGCTGCTAGATGAAATTAACACTAGACATTGAGCCCTAAACCACAATCAAGGCCACGGTTTACACGTTTTGGGAGGCCTTATGATGACCACAAAATGAAAGCATGGCGCAATAGTTGCCAGTTACTCATTGCTAATCAGTACATAGGGCAGCCTATACTTGAGGGAGCCTTGAGGGCACGGCTTAGATTTTACATCAAGCCTCCTCAGTACCTCTCTAGGGTTAAGAAATATCATCAGGCTCTCATTGATGAGGTCGTGCCAGTAGACAAAAAGCCTGACATAGATAACTATGAGAAAACTCTCTATGACAGCATGTCAGGGATTGTATTCAAAGATGATGGACAGATAGCTTTGCATGATGTAGGCAAATTTTACAGCCTAAATCCAAGGATAGAGATAGAAATTGAGGAGATGAGATGGAATGGCTAACAGATAATATAGACCACCCCATTATATGTATTGTGTTTTTCTTGGCTGGGCTTATTTTAGGCAATATAGAACCATTCAAGAAACCACCTGAAACTAGCAAACAACCTATAATCATTTATAAGGTTGATAATGCTGGCTCAGGAATACATGGGAAAATCAGTGATAAAGAAATCATAGAGGGGCGCTACACTGTCACAGTGCCCTCTTTAGGGAAATTCTTAGTGACAAAGGAACAATATGAGAGTATCAGAGTAGGTGATGACATGCCTACATATTTGAAATAAAGGAGCAAAAAATGGCAACTAAAATGGAATTATTAGTAAATAGAGTTGAAAATTGGGCTAAAGAAAGAGGTTTAGATAACTCAGATAATAGCACAGCTCAAGCATTAAAATTATTTGAGGAGGCTGGAGAATTAGCCCAGGCACATCTCAAAAATCGTGAGAACGAGGGCATGGACGCTGTAGGAGATATTTTGGTAGTATTAACTATCTATTGTCAACAAAAAGTCTGGTCTATCTCTGATTGCTTTCAAATGGCATGGGATGAAATTAAGAACCGAAAAGGTAAAATGGTCAATGGTTCGTTTGTGAAAAGTGAGGATTGGTGATGGACTACGAGCAAAGATTAAATGATAATCAGCGTAAACGTTTTGCATTCATGTTAAAACAAAAGCGAAAAGATAAAAAAATATCACAAGCAAAATTAGGTGACATCTTAGGATACGCTCAATCAGATATTTTTAAATGGGAAACATGTAAGGCAAGACCTAACTTTTATCAAGTGGAAGATGTAGCAACGTATTTCAATTTGCCTTTGAATGTTTTTATAGGAGAGGAGTAAGGAGGTAGAGGAATGAATACAAAAGAATTGATTGAACAGATAAAATGTTTAAAAAATATTTTTGGGAATAAAACTAAGTATGTCGAAAAAGATATGGTAATAAAAATTATTTCTGAACTAGACAAACCGCAGAAAGTCAAAGTGTCTGAGGAAGAAGAAAAATTTCTTAAAACGTTTGATTTTAATTGTGAAAGTGATGTCGCAAAGGCTTTATATTGTGTTTCAAGAACTGGATGGGGTTATCTTTTAAAGGATAATAATGACATAGAATTTGAAGGCTTGAGTGAAGGATTTAGGGAACTTGAAAACAGAAAAAGATTAATAAAAGCCATACTTGACGGCTACGAGGTCGAGAAAGAACCAAAGTATATTGTTAAGGTTAAAGGTCTTGGACATGAGTTTCGTATTCTAAAATATAATATTTTTTATAATGATTGGTTTACAGGTAGTGAGCGTGGAGATAGCTCCTTTAGATTACACCACACCCGTAAAGAGCTAGAAAAAGCTGGTTTCGGATGGGTGTTTGATTGCCCAGGCATTGAGATTGAGGAGATTATAGAATGAAACCTAAAAAATATCCGTATTCAGGGAGCAAAATAAATAAAGTAACTACAACAGGAATAGGAGCTAGAGAGCTTGTAGCTTTTCCTAACGTAGCTTTTAGAAAAGACTTGCTCAAGCACGTTTTTTCAGTCGTCAAAGTACATGACAACACTACAATTATTTATTTTAGAGTCCCAAAAGTATTTGGATACGAGGAGGAAAAAGCTAAAGTAAATCTTAGCTATGAGAAAACTATAAAAATTTTAAATAAGGCAAACTAAAGGAGAGGTAGAGAGTGAGCAGAGCTAAAGAACTCTTGACAGAGCTACAGAGCTTGGACATGGACATCCAAAGCCGTATAGATGAAATCAATGAGCTTGAGGCCGGCCTACTCTCAAGCCCTAAGTGGACTGATGTAAAAGTCCAAAGTGGCCAAGTTAGAAAAATTGATGATGTATATGCTCAACTTATTACTATGAAACAAGAGATTGAGCGTGATGTCAAAGAAATCATAGATAGAAAGCTAGAACTGAGCAGGCTAATCAATAAGCTATCAAATCCAAAGTATAGGACAGTATTAAGGATGACCTACATCAATAAGATGTATGTAGATGACATCTGTGACAAGATGGAGATCAGTAGGACTACATTCTATACATGGAGAGGTTTAGCTATTAGTGAGTTAAATGATTTACTATATCGGACTAAATCGGACTAATAAGGCTAAAAATTGTTAGCACAGTTTTTAAAATCTGATAAAATGATAGTGTCAAATGCTGAAAAGGTTTGATATTATCTCCTTATGTTTTTGAGGCTACGGCCTCTTATGGTAGTGGTAAAGGTTACGGTGAACCTCTAAAAATGTTGCTCCTACGGTTTGCCTCTGGTTCAATTCCAGGCACTATCTTAATGACTACGAAAATAAAAAAACAAATGTAGTATCTATCAGTTTGCAGGGTAGTAGTCGCTTTGCATTAAGTCACTCATTGAGTGGCTTTTTTATTTATCAAAACAAATAAACAGCAGGAGGTTTAGGCTTGGGTAGAGCAAGAGACCCCAACCGAGACAAAGCATTTGAAATCTATTCAGAGAACAATGGCAACATTGAACTGATTGAGATTGCTGAGCGTTTGGGTGTTTCAGCTGGCACTGTCCGAGGTTGGAAAAGTAAAGATAAATGGGAACCTAAAATAAAAGGAACGTTCCAAAAGAAAAATAAGGAACGCTCCAAAAAACCAAGAGGCGCTCCCAAGGGTAGTAAGAATGCTTTAGGGCATGGAGCACCTAAGGGGAATACTAATGCCCTCAAACATGGACTGTTTGCTAAGTATTTGCCTCAAGAGGTATATGAGATAGCGCAAGAGATTTCAGATAAACAACCTATAGACATCCTGTGGGAAAATATCACGCTGACTTATGCAACCTTATTACATGCTCAACGTATTTTGCATGTGCAAGACATTGAGGACACTACTAGCCTTGTAACTAGCACAGCTAAAGGCGGTGTAGGATATGAACATCATACATCATGGGATAAGCAAAGTAGAGCCATCACAGCGATAGCAAGAGCTCAGGCTGAACTTAGAGGCATGATAAAGACTTATGATGAGCTTACACGCTCTCCACTGGTCACAGAGGAACAACGCTTGAGGATTGATAACCTCAAGGCACAGTTAGGGTCTAATGATGAGGATGATACAGTAATCACTGGATTTACATTTGATAGGAGTGAGTATGATGGTAGTACTAAACCTAGCCAAACTGATTAACCCAGTATTTGATGATGTCCTATATACAACTAAGAGCCATGTAGTGCTCAAGGGTGGCCGTGCCTCTACTAAGTCATCAGTGGTTTCTATTGACCTTGTCAATGACTTTATCAATGACCCTATGGGTAATGTGGTAGTTTTACGCAAAGTAGGTAAATATCTGAGAATGTCAGTATATGAGCAGATTAGATGGGCTATCTATGAGATGGGCTTAGCTAACCAGTTTAAGTTTGGGAAATCTCCCTTGCAGATAACTCATATCAAGACAGGTACAGCTTTTTATTTCTACGGTGTAGATGACCCTATGAAACTCAAGTCACAGAAAATAGCTAAAGGCTATGTCATGGCTGTATGGTTTGAGGAGCTTGCTGAGTTTGCTGGCCGTGAGGATATTGACATAGTTGAGGATACTTTCATCCGTCAAGAGCTCCCAAACGGCAAAGAGGTCAAGGTCTATTTCACTTATAACCCTCCACGCAATCCCTATGACTGGATAAATGAGTGGGTAGCTGAGAAAGCTAGTGACCCTACATACATGATACATCATAGCACCTATCTTGATGATAGACTAGGCTTTCTGTCCAGGCAGATGATTGAGAAGATAGAGCGTTACAAAGAGACTGACCCTGACTATTATAGATGGATGTATTTGGGTGAGGTTATCGGTCTTGGTAATCATGTCTATAACATGAGCTATTTTAAACCACTAGAGAGCCTCCCTGAGGATGATAAGCTAATAGGCATATCATTTGCTATGGATACTGGACACCAGCAATCAGCAACTACCTGTGGAGCTTATGGACTCACAGCTAAGGGTAAGGTCATCCTATTAGATACTTTCTACTATAGCCCAGCTGGAAAGACCATCAAGAAAGCCCCTAGTGAGCTCTCTGTGATGATACATGATTTTATAGATAGCGTCATGAGAACTTACAGAGTGCCTAAATTAAAAATGACTATTGATAGTGCAGAGGGAGCTTTGAGAAACCAATATTTCAGAGATTATGGAGAACGCTGGCACCCTGTGGCTAAGAAGAAAAATCAGACTATGATTGACATGGTTATCAGTTTATTAGCTGAGGGGCGTTTTTATTACCTTGACACAGAAAATAACAGGGTATTCATTGAGGAGCATAAGATGTACCGATATGATGATAAAACCATCAATACTGATGACCCTAAAGTCATCAAGGAAGATGACCACACGGTAGATGGGTTCAAATACTTTGTCCTAGACAATGCTAGAGAGTTAAATCTAAAAGCCTAAAGGAGCTAGTAATGGGAATAGTCCAAACGATTAAAGATATTTTTAAAAGGAGTAAATATGTGATGACTACTCAAAACCTAACATACATCACTGATCATCCGAAGATAGCAGTGTCATCAGCAGAGTATGACCGTATTAGGGAGAATATTAAGTATTTCTCAGGCCGTTACCCTCAAGTTGAATACATGGACAGTAACGGTAACAAAAATAAAAGAGATTTCAACCATTTACCTATTGGCCGTACTGCTGCTAAGAAAATTGCAAGCCTAGTGTTTAATGAACAGGCTGAAATCAAGCTAGATGATGAGCATGCTAATAAGTTTATCCAACAACAACTACAAGATGACCGATTTACCAAGAACTTTGAGCGATACCTTGAGAGTTGTCTAGCTCTTGGTGGTCTTGCTATGAGGCCTTATGTGGATGGTGAGCGTGTAAGAGTGTCATTTATTCAAGCGCCTGTCTTTTTGCCATTGCAATCTAACACTCAGGATGTGTCTAGCGCTGCAATCGTAACTAAGACCATCAAAACTAATGGGAATAAGCAGAGATATTACACGCTGATTGAATTTCATGAGTGGTCAAATGATAAATACACGGTATCAAATGAGCTATACAGGTCTGATAATCAGAATGCAATAGGCTCAAGAGTGCCACTGTCAGAGATTTATGAGGATTTAGAGGAAGTGGTAGAGTTAAATGGCTTGAGCCGTCCACTATTCACTTATCTAAAACCTCCAGGCATGAATAATAAAGACATCAATAGTCCTCTTGGTCTATCTATCTTTGATAACGCCAAAACTACAATAGACTTTCTTAATACCACCTATGATGAATTTATGTGGGAGGTCAAGATGGGTCAGCGTAGGGTGGCAGTACCTAGCCAAATGATTAAAACAGAATATAATCAAGATGGCGAGAATGTAGTGGTCAAGCGTGAGTTTGAGGCTGGCCACAATGTTTATGAGCAGTTTGACTCAGGTGACATTGATAAGGGCATAGGTATCACAGACCTTACTACACCTATTAGATCAGATGACTACATCAAGGCTATCAACGAGGGCTTAGCTCTTTTTGAAATGCAGATAGGCGTATCAGCTGGCATGTTTAGCTTTGATGGTAAGAGCATGAAAACAGCCACAGAAATTGTCTCTGAGAACTCTGATACATACCAAATGAGAAACAGTATTGTCAGTCTAGTAGAGCAATCACTAAAAGAGCTTATTATCTCAATGTTAGAACTTGCCAAGGCTTATAAACTATACTCAGGTGAAATCCCTGAGATGGACAAAATTAGCATTAACCTTGATGATGGTGTCTTTACTGACAGAAATGCTGAGCTTGACTACTGGATAAAAGTAGTAAATGCTGGCTTTGGTACAGACGCAATGGCTATTGAAAAAGTCCTAAACGTGACACCTGAAAAAGCTAAAAAGATTAAGGCTGAGATTGATGGTAATGTCATTGATGATGTAAATGATGAGCGTAGCCTTGATGATGTAGGAGTCTATGGAGAGTGATTAAATGGCTGATGTCAAAAAGAAACCAATCAAGCTAAATGATCAGCAACTAATGCTTGACGCTAGTAGAGTCGCTGACATTTACCATCAGCTGACTCTTGACCTTTTTGACCAAGTTATAGACCGTATCAAAGAGCGTGGCTCTGCTAGTCTTAATGATAACCCTTATATCTGGCAACTTGAGAAGATGAATGAGATGGGACTACTCAATGATGACAATGTCAGTCTTATCTCAGAGCGCTCAGGAATTGCTGAGGAACAGCTCAGGTATGTCATACAAAATGAGGGCTATAAGGTTTATAAGGACACTAAAGAGCAACTACTAGAGTCCATGGGTGGTGATTTTACTGATAACTCACTCATCCAGACCAATCTAGCCGCTTATGTCAATCAGACCATGGGAGACATAGATAATCTTATCAATACCACTCTACCCCTGAGTGTAAGAAAGGTTTATCAGTCTATTGTTGAGGAGAGTGTAGCCAAAGTTGTCACAGGTCTCACTACATCAGATAAAGCCATCTCTGATACAGTCATGAAATGGGCTGAGAAAGGCTTTTACGGTTTTACTGATAGCCAAGGTAAAAGATGGAAAGCTGACACTTATGCTAGGCAGGTTATTAAGTCAACAGCTTGGAGGGTCTATCGTGAGGTCAGAATGGCTCCAGCTGAGGAGTTGGGGATAGATACCTTTTACTACCACAAAAAGGCCACAGCAAGAGAGATGTGCGCTCCTTTGCAACATCAGATAGTAACTACTGGAGTTGCTAGAGAAGTAAATGGAGAGCGTGTCTTAGCTTTAGCTGACTATGGCTACGGCCATCCTGCTGGTTGTCAGGGTATAAATTGCACTCATGAGATGACACCATACATCCCAGGGGTCAATTATAAGCCTGATTTGCCTGATCATTTGAAAGACCTAACACCTGAGGAGGCTATAGCAAATGCAAACGTACAGGCTAAACAGAGAGCCCTAGAGAGGTCTATCAGGAAGTCTAAGGAGCTTTTGCATGTCGCAGAAAAACTAGGAGATAGTGAGCTAATCTCTAATTATAAGAGCAAGGTTAGGATGAAACAGGGAGCCATGAGAGGCTTTTTGAGTCAACACCCTTATCTACATAGAGATTATGCTAGAGAGAAATACTATGCTGATCCATTTTCTCAAGCTCAAAAAGAAGTAAAACTCAGGAAGAAGATGTCAGAACATCACTACATCAAAGAGAATGAAATACCTGCATTTAAGAAAGTGGGCGGGAAAATCACTAAATCAGAGCGTAAAGTTATCTATGCTCCAGACTTTGACAGTATGGGGTATATAGCAACAAATAGGAGCTTTGATATTAACAAAGCTCTCAGAAGTAATGGCACTATCCCACTTAGCAAAGAAGAAAGCAAAGTAGTTTCAACTCTTGATGGTGTTATTGAAAGAAATAGAGCGTTAAAAAATATAAAAGTTAGTCGCTTTGATGATGGTGGTTACTTTAAATCAATCATTACTAGCAATGCTGACTTGCTGAAAAAATATGATAGTGTATCTGATATGCTGAACTCTGGAGAGGCTGTTTTCAGTAATGCTGCTTACACATCAACTAGTTATATACCAAAATATAACTTTTTCAAAACTAGAAAAGTCAAAACCATCATCAATATTTCAAAGGATAGTAAAATATACTTTACAGATAATGACGCTGAGTCTGAAATTATCATACCAAGAAACGCAAAATATGATATAATTAGTATGAAAGAAAACAAAGGCGGCATTGTCTTAGAAATGAATTTAAGAGAGGAGTGATATTATGGAATTGTCAGAGGCTCTAAACTTTATTGACTCTTTAAATCTGGATGAAAAACCTTTAGATTTTTCAGAGTTTACTGATGAACAATTACTGAGTATAAGTATTACACTTGACTTACTTTCATTAGATGAGGCTAAAGCATTTGAATTAGAATTAAATAAGCGACAGCTTACAGAGAGATATTTTTCTATGAGAAAACCTAAAACTAGCGCTTAGTTTGATCTAGGCGCTTTTTTCATGCAATAAACCAATATAAACCTATGGAAGTCCATCAGGTTTTTTATTTTTGCCCTGGAGCATGGCGTAAAACTGTCTTAATTTGTCCATGTGACGTAAAAAGGAGGATTAAGACATGAGTCTTAAACGTGAAATGTTAGTTGAGGCAGGTATCGAGGATAAGTCAGTGATTGACAATATCATGCAAGCGTACGGTGCAGGTATTGAAAACGCAAAATCACAGGCTAAATCTGAGCTACAAGCTGAAAACGAGGCATTAAAGCAACAACTTGAGCAACAGACTCAAGCTATTCAAGACTTGCAAGCCAAAGAGGGTGCTAGTGAGGAAAGCAAGCAACAACTTGAACAACTCAAGGCACAATTTGAGCAGTATAAGCTGGATAGTGAGGCAAACCTTGCTCAGGTAACCAAAACCAATGCTATTGCCCTTGCTTTGAAAGATGTAGGTGCATACAACTCTGATGATTTGATGAAATTCATTGACCTAGACAGTATTGAGCTAGGAGAAGATGGCAAGCCTCAGCTTGAGGACACGATCAACTCACTCAGAGAGTCAAGCCCTTACTTATTCCAAGCAGTGCAAGAGCAACCTAACCCTAATATCTCTGTCCCAGGAAATCCATCAGCAAGTAATGCAGATGATGGCCTAAGTGCAGAGGACAAAGCCCTTTTTGCTGGCTTTGATAGCGTATAATACCAAAAAGAAAAGAGGAAAAATATAAATGGCAGTAAACTACGCAGAAAAATTTAGTCATAAAGTAGATGAGCGCTTTACAAGAGAGGCTCTTACTACTAGCACTATCAACCAAGATTTTGATTTTATTGACGCTGAGACAGTCAAGGTCTACACAGTCGCTACATCAGGAATGAATGACTACCAGACTACTGGTCAAAATCGCTACGGTACAGCTGATGAGCTTGGTAATACAGTCCAAACTATGACGCTCTCTAAAGACCGTTCATTTACATTCACGATTGACAAGAAATCAGAGCAAGGCTCAAATGGTGTCATGGAGGCAGGTAAATCTCTAGCCCGTCAAATCTCAGAGGTAGTCATCCCTGAGGTTGATAAGTACCGTTTATCAGCAATGGTTTCAGGCGCTGATACTGGACATATTGGAACAGGTGCAGTCACTAAAACTAATGCTTATGAGCTTGTACTTGAGGGACAATCTAAGTTGTCAGATGCTCTAGTCCCTGTGGCTGGTCGTATCTTGCATGTATCACCTAAATTCTACAAGTTGATTAAACTTGATGATACTTTCATCAAAAACTCAGATCTTGGACAAGAAATCACTATCAAGGGTCAAGTGGGTATGATTGATGGTATGCCAGTAGTATTGACACCATCTACATATATGCCTACAGGTGTTGAGTTTATTATCGCTCATCCAGCAGCTACTACATCACCTGTAAAATTGGAAGATTACAAGATCCATGACAACCCACCAGGTATCAACGGTAAACTTGTTGAGGGTCGTATTCGTTATGACGCTTTCGTTTTGGACGCTAAGAAAAAAGCTATTTACGTTCACAAAAAAGCCTAAGGAGGTAATCAATGGCTAATGATAACACAGTAGAGGAAGTAGTAGAGGTTAAAACTGATGTCACTTTGACTAAGGATGGGGTATCATTTACCCTGTCTGACCCTATCATGGTATCAGCCTTTGAAAACAATGGCTATAAAGTGGAGGAATAAAGCAAATGGCTCAGTTTAAAGCAACAAGTAATGTTGTTTTTTATGTCAATGGCAAAGAGCAAAGTTATGACAAGGATGTAGTGTATGACATGGATGTCAAAACAGCTGAGAGCTTGAATGCTCAAGGCAAACAGTCACATCCTGAGTTAAGCCCATTCTTTGAGCCAGTTGACGAAAAAGAAGAAACCAAAGAGGCAGGTAAGTAATACCACCTCTTTTTTATCGGAGGTGATTACTATAGCTTATTTGACACAAGATGAGTTTAATGAGTTAGGATTTGATGAAGTAGATGACTTTGAAAAATTATTGACAAGGGCAGAGGTGGCTATCAATCTCTTTCTTAATAATCTTTATGATTTTGTTGATTTTGAAACTGAAATCAAGTTTAGAAAGAAAGCTGTCAAACTTGCTACGGCTTACCAAGTAGCATATTTAGACGCTAGTGGTATTGCTACAGCTGATGACAGACTGTCAGCCTCAACAGTGATATTAGGTAGGACTCATATAAGCTATCAAGGAGGCTCAAAACAAGCCTTTGAAAGCTCTAGGTATAATTTATCACTTGACGCCTTGAACGTGCTAAAAGCAGCAGGTTTTGGGTATAGAGGGGTAGGATATGATAGAGATTGATAAGCGTTTTTTAATTGATACTGTAACAATTAAAAAAGACACAGGTGAAAAAGACGGATGGGGAAAAGTAATATTAGAGAGCCCAGTGACCCTTAAACATGTCAGATTTGATAGACAGTATCAAGTGCAAGGCACCAAAAACAGCCGTAAAGAGTCCAAACCTAGTACCTTATTTGTGTACCCTAAACATTGTCCTATTACCTTAGATGATACCTTTAAGAATGCCATCGTCAATGATGGTGAGCGTGAATATAGAGTTACTGCTATATTGCCTATTAGCTATCCACATAAACAAAAAGTATTTTGCTATGAAGTGGAGTGTATCTGATGGGAACTAGCGTATCTGTCAAAATTGACCTCAAAGGGATTGAAAATAAGGTATCTCCAACAGCTTTAGCAAAAGGTAAATTAGCCATGGCTAACCAAATGCTAACAGACATGAGCCCCTTTGTTCCTAGGGAAAGTGGTGACCTCAGTGGAAGTGGCCAAGCTACTAAAGATGGGGTCAGGTACCCTGGGCCTTATGCCAGAGCCCAATTTTACGGATCTAGCTACAACAAGGCTAGGGTTTTTTATTTCAGTAAATACACTACACCAGGAACGGGCAAACGCTGGGATTTAAAGGCTACAGCGCTACACCTTAAAGACTGGGAGAGAGTAGGAATAAAAGCAATGGGAGTAAAAGCATGAATAACAATGATTTTTCCGAAGTCCTCAGAGACTTTATCAACACACTAAACCTTTCTCTGACTTGTAGACTTGACTATTTATCAGAGAAAGAGGATTTAGTCCTATATCCTTTGCCAGGTGGCAAAATTTTAGAAGAGTACATGGACGGAAAGCAAGACATTAGCCTTGTTTTTGAGGTGGCTATCAAGACACTTGATCATCAAAGAACAAGCTCTATTTTGTGGGCTATCAATCATGCTCTAGCTAATTTTGATTTAGAACTACCTAGCAAAAATAACTCATATCAATTCAGAGGCCTTGAAGTCTCACAGCCATTTCTTAATGACCGTGATGATCAAGGTTTTTATATTTACATGTTAGATGTAACGGCAGAAATTGAAGTAAATGGAGGAAATTAAATGCCAAAATTAAAAAATGCAAAGCGCAAGCACTATGTGGCACCTTGGTCAGCAGAAAACGCAGCAACAGAGCCAACAGGTGACGCTTGGAAATGGCTTGCAGATGGAGTGACAACCGCTGAGGTTGAGAATGACGAGGAGACAGATGATACAGCTTACTACAATGGTGATGGAACACCTGAAACAGTAGTAAAATCTGTAAAATACGGGTTCTCATTTGAGGGGGACTACATCAAAGAGGATGAGGCTCAAGCCATCATTGCTGGCATGCGCTTTAAAATTGGTGATGGGCGTAAATTGTGGTTTAAAGTTGTTGACGCTGATGGCAAAAAACAATATGTGGGCGTAGCTACAGCCTCTGGCATTAAAATTGGAGGCGGTGAGGCGGCTGAGTTTGAGGGCTTTGAGTGTACTATTAGCTGGAACTCAGCACCTAAGGAGTCCGCTGTAGTCGGATAATGTGTTTTAGGGGGAGTGGCAAAACTCCCCTTTTTATTTTTGATTAAAAAGTTAGTAGGAGAAAGAAATAATGGTAGTAATTAAAAAGCGTGATAATGTCATCCCTGTAGAATTTGGAGAGTTTACTCTTGAATTTATTGGAAATGACCAAAATATCCACAAAATGGAAAAACTTGGCAAAATCCTCAAAACTGAGGGTGAGAAAGTAGCCAATGCAGAAGATGACAAAGCATTTGAGACTTTACAAGATATGGTTAAGAACTCATGGACAGAATTATTTGACGCTGAGGCTTATCAAAAAGTCTACGATTTCTCAAATGGGTCTACTGTAGATACAATGGCCTACTTACTTGAGACTATCAATGGTGTCATCTCAGAATGGGAGAAACGTAACAACACAGACGCTCTCAAGAAATATTTAGGAGACTAACATGCTAGATTTATCAAGGAAATTGACTGATGAGTTAGTCCTTGGTGATGATGTGTACCCTATGAACATCTCTTTTAACAAGGTCTTGAAAGTCATTGAGCTTATCAATGATGATGATATTGATGAGATTTACAAGCCTTACCTTGCTCTACAGATTTTTACTGATGTTGATTTCACTCAAGCTCTTACACCTGAGGAGGCCACTGGTATCTTTAAGATGGTATTTGAGGAGCACATCAGACTTATTCCAGCTAGAGACACAGCACCAGTGCTAGACCTAGCAGGAAACCCGATCAAGAGCAAGATACGCTCTAGGAGCCAATCAGAGACCAGTGCCAGACTTTTTAGCTTGAAATATGACGCTGAGTATATTTACTCATCATTCATGCAAGCATACGGCATTGATCTCATAGACGCTCAGAACAGCCTACACTGGAAAAAGTTCAATGCTCTACTAAATGGCTTACCTAGTGATACTAAATTCTCTGAGGTTATCAAGATAAGAGCTTATAAGCCTCAAAAGGGAGATAGTAAGAAGTACAGAGAGAGCATGAAAGAACTTAAAAAAGAGTACGCTCTACCTAAAGATTTTGACTACTAATTAGAAAGGAGGGAATAAATGGCAGATGGTTCAGTAACTATCAAGGTTGACATGGATGGCTCAGGTGCTCAGGCTGGAGTCAGCAAGCTCAAGTCTCTTTTTGGAGGCCTTGAGAGTACAGGTCAAAAAGTAGGCTCTGTATTCAAGTCTGTACTGGGAGCTAATTTGATTGGCTCAGCCTTATCAAGTGGGGTCAGTGCAGTTACTGGAGGCATTCGTGAGATGGCCTCTGAGCTCAATAGCTCACAGAAAGCCTGGAAAACATTTGAGGGGAACCTCCAAGCGTTTGGGCGCTCATCTGAGGAAATCAAGGCAGCTAAGACTGAAATGCAAGATTTTGCAACCAAGACCATCTACTCAGCCTCTGACATGGCTAATACTTACTCACAGCTTGACGCTGTAGGTACTAAAAATGTAGGTAGCTTAGTTAAGGCCTTTGGTGGTCTTGCAGCCTCAGCAGAGAACCCAGCTCAAGCCATGAAATCATTGTCTACACAAGCAACACAGATGGCAAGTAAGCCCAAAGTAGCTTGGATGGACTTTAAGATTATGATGGAGCAAGCACCTGCTGGGATGGCTGCAGTAGCAAAAGAGATGGGAATGTCTACGGCTGATCTTGTAAAAGCTGTGCAAGATGGGAAAGTTAAGACTGAGGATTTCTTTGACGCTATGAATAAAGCAGGAAACTCAGACGCTTTCCAAAAGATGGCCACAGAGTTTAAAACAGTTGACCAAGCTATAGATGGGGCAAAAGAGAGCCTCTCTAATAAGCTAATGCCAGCCTTTGACAAACTCAATTCATTTGGAATTAAGGCAGTCAATGCAGTTTCAGACGCTTTAGAAAAAATCAATTTTGATAGTTTAGCAGATAAATTGGGAGGATTTTTAGAGAGTATCAATATTGATGGCATTATTTCAAATGTCAGCACATCAATCTCTAATTTTGTTGGTAAAATAAAAACTTTCTGGCAAGCATTCTCAAACACTGGGGCAGTCAGTGCATTTACTAGCGCCATTAAGAGTATAGCTGGAGCTCTGAAAAATGTCTGGGATAGTTTAACTACATCAGAAGTCTTGTCAACTCTAGGTAGTGTATTAGGCAATATTGTCAAATGGCTTTCACAGGCTGCTACAGTAGCTGGTAACTTTATCAGCTCATTGCCTACTGGAGTTATTCAAGCAATTACTGTAGGTTTGCTTGGTTTAGTAACTGGTTTTAAAGCGTTTAACTTTTTAAAATCATTCAATCCTTTTGGCTTGTTTAAGAGTAACGCTACATCAGCACTAAGTGGAACCACATCAACAGTCACCTCAGTAGGTTCTCAAATTGTGGCAGTCATCCGTAGTTTGGGAGAAAGTGTCGCTACAATGGCCAAAGGAATTGGCGAGGGCATAGGGACTGCTTTTCGTGGGATTGGTCAAGGTTTATCTATGATTAACCCTGTAACTATTGCAGCATTAGCCGTGCCTATTTTGGCTCTAGGAGCAGCATTTGCTTTGATGGGAACTCAAGGCCAAGGCCTAGCAACTATCTTGCAAGCTATCGGTGATGTGGTGGTCAGCGTAGGTACAGCCATAGGTACTATCCTAAACATGGCTATCCAAGGACTAGCGCAAGCTCTTGTAATTGTAGCACCTGTGCTCCCTACTATAGCCTCATCATTTGCTATGTTGACCCCACTTGTTTTAGCTGTGGGAGCAGCAGTCAGCTCCATCATCAGCTCATTTAGTGGGTTAGCGCCAGTGATCACAGCACTAGGCTCAGCTATTAGTCAGGTAGTAACATCTATTAGCTCAGGCATTGCTCAGGTAGCTACAGCTATAACCCCTATAGTTGGAATTATTTCAGATACTTTCGTCCAAGTGGTTAGCATTGTCACTGAGGCAGTTGTCCAAATTGTCCAAGCAGTCGCTCCATTTGTGCCAGCGATTACTGAGATGGTGACCTCAACGGCTCCTATTATTCAGTCTCTTATTGAGTCATTTAATAACCTTGTCAATCAAATCAGTCCTATTATTGATAGTTTGACCAATTTGATTAAAACATTTGGTGAACAAGTTAAATCTATCCTAGATAGTGCCAAGGGCGTAGTAGAGTCATTTGGGTCAGTTATTAGGAGTGTACTTGATGGTGTCGCTGGTATTTTTGAAAGCATGGGTAATGCTGCTAAAAATGCTGGAGCAGGCGTGAAGTTGATGGCTCAAGGTGTAAAAATGCTAGTAGATCTCAACCTTGGTGATTTGGTTGGAACCCTAGCAGCAACAGCTGTGGGATTGGCAGCAATAGCTAACTCAGGTATCGCTACAGCAGGCTCAGGACTACAACAGTCAGGTGTAGGATTGAGTTTGATAGCTACATCAGCACAAATGGCAAGCGTAGCTATGCAAGGCCTACCAACAGTATTGAGTACATTAAGCACAAGCATTAACCAATTACCAAGCGCTTTGACAGCAGCAGGAACAGCTATGAGCACATTTGCTACATCAGCAGTGGCCTCATTTAGTGGCTTGTCTGGTGCTGTTTCAGGAATTGCTGTCTTACAAAGTGCCCTTGTTGGTCTATCAAGTGCCTTAGTGGCTACTATGTCAGCAATATCAGCAATGACATCAGGATTTTCTGCAGTGACTGGAGTTATTAGCTCACTAGGTGGGGTGCTAGGCACAATCCCTAGCCTATTCTCAGCAATTTCAGCCTCAGCTATGACAGCTAACACATCTATCATGCAATTAGCGACATCAGCCCCTACAGTAGCCTCTAGTTTTGCTAACATCTCTAGCTCTGCTGTATCAGCTATGTCTCAGCTTAATTCAGTGATTAGGTCAGCAATGACACAAGCTGTCTCACAAATGAGCGCAAGCATGCAACAGATGACTAATGTGGTAAGACAATCAGTAAGCCAAATGACTCAAGCAGGTCAACAGGCAGGGCGTGGAGTTTCAACAGGTATAACAAATGGCATACGCTCAGGTATTGGCTCGGCAACGGCTGCAATGTCAGCCATGTTAAGCTCAATCCGCTCTACAGCTATGTCAGGGGTAAGCTCAATGCGCTACGCAGGGAGCATGATTGGCCAAGGTCTAGCAAATGGAATGTATTCAGCCCTAGGCGCTGTGACAGCTGCAGCTAATGCCCTTGTTTATCAAGCTGAGAGAGCTGCAAGAGCTAAAGCAAGGATACACTCACCATCAAGACTCTTTAGAGATAATGTAGGGCGCTACATTGCTCAAGGTATCGCTGTAGGTATTGAAAAGAATACCTCAGATGTTACTGATAGCTTGGCTTACGTTCAAAAAGAGATGTCAGCATTTAAATTTGGCGCTGAGGACTTGCTTGGACTTGGTAATAATACATTAAGCCAGTCATTAAAAATGAGTCTTGGACTTGCACAAGCACAGTCTGAAAAGTCCGAGTCAGGAACTAATGCAGAAATTAACAACCAGTACAATTTCAACTACCATGGTAACAAGGTAGATGAAACTGAGAAACGTGACATACAGCGTCTCATGAAAGAGATGGCATGGTACACAAATAGAGAACAAGAGAGATTAGGAGGTGTTTAATGAGCACATTTATTAAATTTGATGGCAAGAAATCTAGTGATTTTGGGTTAAAAATTATAAATGATATTGAATTTAGCTCTACCTCCTATGATGTTGAGACTATTGAGGTGCCAGGGCGTGATGGGGTACTTTTGAAAGATAATCAAAGGCTCAAACCTGTTAAGCGTGAGTTTCCTATGAAAATCAGCACGGTTGAAAGATTATCTACATCAGAGGTATCTATAAGTGATTGGCTCAATGTCAAGGGTTGGAAAGAGATGGAGCTCTCATGGGATCCTGATTATATCTATCTTGCTACTTTTATTGAGTCATTTAGCGTTAAGGAATTACTTAGGAATTTTGGTGAGGTGAAATTAAACTTTTTAATTCACCCCATCAAATTTTTAAAAACTGGGCGCAATGAAATCCCTCTGACAAATGGGATGACGCTTAAAAATCTAGGTAATGTGCAATCTAAGCCACTAATTAAGATTAGAGGTAATGGTAATGGTATTTTGACCATCAATGGCTACCAGTTATCACTTGAGAGCGTCCAAAATGAGCTCATAATAGATATGCAGAAACATATAGTATATAGTGGCAATCTGTCAGCTTGGGATAAAATCACAAGGAACGGTAAGCACAGAATGCCTCTTTTTGATGTCGGAAACAATAGGATTTCATGGACTGGTAATTTTACCATGACAGCCGTGCCTAATTGGGGGGTTAAACTATGAACCCAGTATTATATAAAGCTGATGAACGCTCATTTAGAACTTTTGGGCTTGGTGAGATTTCAGACGCTTATAAGGTCACTGTTACCAGAGAAAGGAATGGTAATTATGACCTATATATCAAATATCCAGTAAATGGCCGTTTTGCCTCTGTGTTTAAAGTGGAGATGAAAATCAAGTCAGACGCTGGAAAGAGAACCAAATGGCAAACCTTTGAGATTAACCGTATAGTCAAGGATAGTAGTGAACATATTGAAATTTATGCCCGTCATATCTCCATGAGAACCTCAGATATTGCCCTGAAACCTATTGTAAGAGCCTCAAATGTTAACGCTGAGGCAGCTCTTAGACTTTGGAAAGAGAGCCTGGTAGGTGATGATGTATTTGATGTTAAATCAGACATCCGAACTTTGGGTAATATCTCATGGGAGGTAGATAAGGTTGGAAGTGCTAGGAAAGCCTTAGGTGGTGTTTCAGGTTCTATCCTTGATGTGTTTGGCGGTGAATATGAGTTTGATAATAACCTCATCATTCTCCATCAGCAGATGGGGCGTAAAGCTCCAACCGTGCTAGAGTACGGGCGTAATCTGCTCAGTGTAGAGGAGGAGAGCCTCCTAGACGGTAATTATACCTCTATTTACCCCTTTGCACGTTATACGCCATCCAGCAATGGGTCAAGTGAGGAGTCACATGAGGTCTTAGTCACATTGCCTGAGCACATCCTTGATAGTCCTTATTTGAGATTATACGCTCAGAGAAGAATATCTCTGGTAGATTTTTCAGGCAAGTTTGATGACAAGCACCCTCCAACGGCTGAGAAATTGAGGTCACTAGGTCAGTCTTACATCAAGACTAACAACATTGGAGCTCCTAAAATCTCTACAGAGGTCTCTTATGTAGATTTATCACATACTTTGGACTATCAAGATTTTGGGGTCATGGAGGAAGTTGAGCTCTGTGACATCATCCCTCTCTACTATCCACAATTTGACATCACTACGACTACTGAGAAAGTGGTCAAGGTGATCTATGACGTCTACACTGACTCTAATGAGGAGATAACGCTAGGCACTATCGGACAGTCACTGTCATCTAGCATGACTGCAGGAATTGCTGACCGTTTGTCAGTAGTTGAGGAAAGACAAGCCTCTATTGAGAGCACTCTACCTCAATATCTCATCAGTGGCACAGGAAATAAGATTTGGCATGATACACCAGCTAAAAATGTTGAGCACAAAATAGGTGACACATGGTTTGAAAAAAATGGCCAATATCAGAGGATGTATATTTGGAACGGAACCATGTGGGAGAAACGCCTTGACACTGAGGATGTTGACCGTGTTAAGAAAGAGGTAGATAAACAATTTGAGGCCGTCAATACTAAGATGGCTGGAATTGAGGCTAAGCATGATCAGACAGTTTCTGATTTTCTTAAAAAGTCAAATGCTACTCAAGAATTAGCTGAGGCCTCTAAGAGACTTGCTCAAGAGGCTAAAAACGCCTCTAACTCAACAGGTCAAGAGTTATCACGATACAAGCAAGACAATGAACAAAATTTGTCTATTTTGAGAAATCAGACCGCTCAAATTGACGGTAAGGCAATTCAGGCTTTAAACAAAGCTAATCAAACAGCCACAGAAACCTCTAGCTTAATTGCTAATTTGAGGACTGACTTGAATGGTAAGGTATCTCTTGCTGATTTCCAATCAGTCAAAGAGACATCTGCACTTTATGAGCGTATCTTAGGTAGAGATGACTCAAATATCAGCACAAATATAGCAAGGATGGCCTTGACATCAGATTTATTTAATGTTGAGGTAGGCAAGAGATTTAGTAATCTAAATAATCTTTTTTACGCTCCTACAAAAATCCCTAAGTACATCTCATCAGTTGATACTGATAAGCATTTAGAACGTGTCAGCTGGGGTGACCACGATGGTATCAGAATTAACTACACTGACTCTATGTCAGGATGGCTAGGGGTTCGGTTCCCTCTCACAAAGAAATTTGTAAATAAAGGTGAGGGGCTGGGGTATCGTATTGAAATTGCAGTAGACAAGGTGCCAAAGGATGGCAGAGTTTTAATACAATTACTAGACAATACTACAGGTTTAGGAATGTATTATAACTCTCAAATTTTGCTTAATAAAACTGGTAATCAGGTATGTACGGGGTATTTAGACATCCCAAGAACTGGCGAGCTGAACGAGTACAGCCTTAGATTTACTCTGACAACCCCTGGTAATATCGTTATTCATAAACCTATGATTATTGATAGGCGTTTAATTCCTGAGGAGTTTGTGGACAGTACAGACTACAACAGTGAATACACTAGGACTACAATGTCTATCTTAAAGGATAGTTTTGCAGTCAAGACCCTCAATAGCAATGGTGATGTATTAAGTGCTTTGAACCTTGCAACAGGTGGGGCTAGTTTAGAAGTCGGAAAGAATAAGCTAGTAGTCACTCCTGAAACTACATTTATTGCTAATAGTACCATCAAGAATGCCATGATAGACGAGTTAGACGCTGGTAAAATCCGAACAGGTCAGCTAGACGCTAACTTAGTCAACGTGGTCAACTTAAATGCAAGTAATATCACATCAGGTAAACTCTCAGCCAATCTCATCAATGGTGGTGTACTGTCCTCACTGAATGGTAAATCAAATTTTAATTTACAAGATGGATGGCTAGAGATGAACTCATTTGACGTGGGAATTAAAAATCAATTTCCTAACAGACCGTTACAATATCTAGTTTTTGGTGCTGGTAGAATTGGGGATGTAGACGCCTCTTATACTGCTTTATTGAGTAACAGGAACGGTAGACAAGCAATGGATAGCACATCAGCAGGTATTCAGATTTGGAATGGTCGCTCAGGTGGTAAGACGGCCTCAGCCATCACATTTTATGGTCAAACAATGGATTTTAGATTAAGTGGACAAAATGGATTGGGACAAGTAACCATAGATACCCAAACACAAGATATCATTGTCAGAGGACAATCTTTAGTAGGTAAATTTAATAATATCCATTATAATTTTCAACAAATCAAAAACTGGTTTGAGCAAAATAAACTAGGCTATCCAAGTATGTATCATATAAACATGTAGAAAGAGGAAAAAATGAGCACAGTAGACAACGTTATCAATCAGTTAGCTATTGAGTTAGCTAACAAAACTGTAAATGGAGCGTATGACAAAGTTGAGCGTGATGAGGCTCTAGCTGAGTTACAACAAGTTAAAAATGAGCGTGATGAGGCGCTTGCTGACTTGGAAAATATCAAGTTAGGTTTTGAGGGAATGAATAAGATTTTACAATCTGATGAACAGCTCAAAAACCTCTATGAGGAAGTAAAAGCAAGACAAATTGAGAAAGGATAATATTTATGGAATTTAAAGTAATTAGCAAGTATTTGCAAGATAGTAATAGAACTTTTGTAGCTATCCGCCAAGAGGCACCCTACACAGCCTTTGACCGTGTATTGAGTGGAGACCGTACAAATGAGTCTGATAGTGCGTTGATTGAGGCTGTGCTTGGATCGGTAGCCACAGAGTTTAACCCTGCTGAGGGTGTCAAACAGTTGCAAGAAGAATTGAAAACCCAAGAGCGAACTTATAACAAGAAACTTGAGGAAAAAGACGACGCTATTAACGCTGTCAAAGCCATTGCTAACTGGGCGGTACTTGCAAGGGTGACAGATGTGGACAACCCACTAGACCCTACAGTATTCAAACGTGGTCTTGAATTGGTAGACCTTGGCCAAGTTGGTAAAATCTATCAACCTCACGATATTTTCACGATTGAGAACCCAGAGCATGGTGAGCAATTCCAAGAGGGCAAGCGTGTCATGGTGCAAGTGAATGAGCCATTTACTTATCAAGGTCAGACAGTAAAAGAACTAGCAGACCTTGAGAGAAATGGCAAGTTAGGTATTTGGAAATGGGAGCCACCAAAAGAAAACACTCCAACAACAAGCACAGAGCTAAATACTGAGGCAGTGCCACAATAAGAAAGGGGGGCAAGCGTGACTATATCAGATTTAATAGCACATCTAGCCCCTACTGTTGGTGTTATTGCTACTGGATGGTTTGGGCTTACAGCAAGCAAGTCAGCCAATTTGAATAAGCAGCAATTTAATGAACTCAAAAACGAGTTAGGCACTATTCAACATACAGTAGAGACTGTGCAAGACCTAGGGCACTCAAATAATGAAATGCTTTTAGATGTCAATAAAAAATTGCTGGTGCATGATGAGGCTCATCTAGTCACTATGTATTTAAGACTAGAGAGAGACATGACCACAGCTATTAACCGTGGATACACTACAGTGCATGAGTCTGATGTCATCCACAAAATGCACAAGAGTTATAAAAATTTAGGTGGGAACGGCTATATAGATAGCCTCTACCAAAAATACAACATTTTAGAAGTGAGGAATTAAAAATGAAAATTAACTGGCTGGTACGCTTTAAGAATAGAGCGTTTGTTATCCGTTTACTACTTGCTATCATCCTACCAATTTTGACCTATTTTGGGTTAAAATTTGAGGATTTGACTAGCTGGGCTGGGGTTTATGAATTGTTTTTGAAATTCTTAGGAAACCCTTATCTTATCGGTTTATCAATCGTTAGCGCCCTAAATATTGTGCCTGATCCTACTACAGCAGGTTTGTCAGATAGCTCAAGAGCTCTGACATATACAGAGCCTAGCCAAGATTAAGCATGGAGAGCCTACTAGGCTCTCTTTTTTATTAGAAAGGAGGGCAAAAATTGGAAAAAATTATCAGCAAAAATATAGAGCTGACAAGCAATATTAGAGGGATTGATAAGCTCCAGCATGAGCTCTACAGTAAAGATAAAGAGATAGCAGAATTTCACTTTACGACAAAAGAGCTCACGGCTGAGAAAGTCATCTGTCTATTTCACTTTAAGGGCACCAATCGCTATAAAGAGGTAGAGGCTGCCATAGAGGGCAATAACTTTACAGTCAAATTTGACAATTCTTTGATAATTGCAAGTGAGACAGTAGTAGGGTACATCTATTTTGAAAAGGTTGAAAAATCAGCTGATGTATATGCTTTCTCTTTCCATGTGAAAGTTAGTGAGATTGACAAGGCTACTCAGGCACCTGTCATGGAGTCAAAGACCAAGCGTGTCATAGATGTCAATAACATTGTGACAAAGGATGAACTTGAGAGCTTACTACCTAAAAACAATGCTCCAGGCGTAGCTTATGATGACAGTGATCTAAGAGCTGAGCTTGCAAACAAGGCTAACCAGAGTGATGTGGCCAGTATTTTGGACGACATCAAGGTTTTAAAGGCCAAACCTGACAATGACACCATCTATGATGACAAGCCTCTTGTAGAGCGTGTAGTGGCTTTAGAGAACAAACCAAGTGTAGACACTAGCAATTTAGTGACAAGAGATGAGTTAGATAGTAAAGGTTATCTCACTCAACATCAGAGCTTGGATGACTACGTTAAACACTCAAAGCTACCTGACCCCTACAATGATACTGAGCTCAAGAAACGAGTTGAGACTCTTGAAAATAAAAAAAAGGTAGATACCTCAAAATTTGTGACTGAGGAGGCTCTAGCTGGCAAGGGCTACCTTACTCAACATCAAAATTTAGATGAGTATGCTAAAAAATCAGAAATCCCTCAGCCATACAATGACAGTGAAGTTAAACAAAGACTTTCTCTTATTGAACAAAAAGAACCTCAAAGGCTCAATCTTAATGGCAATACTCTTAGTTTATCTGGTGGTGGTGGCAGTGTTGTCTTGCCAAGCGCTCCAGCTAGTACAGGCGGACAAGTAAACCAATACGAAATCCACGGAACTGGTTTCCCTGAAAGGAAAGTAACAGCACCAGTAGGGACTACTTACGTTGATACCACAGTAACAAATGGCGCTCTCAAATGGATAAAGCGAAAGGGGAATGGTAATGAAGGCTGGGAGGTCTTAACTGGAGATACTGGCTGGCGTACTCTCCCTATCGTGTCAAAACTTGGTAACTCATATCTAAAAGTAAGGCGCAAAAATGATACCGTGATGTATCAGTTTGGAGGGCTAAGCTGGGGTTGGTTTGGTATCGTAAGGCGTGGAGGAGCTGGGTATCAAGTACAGCCGTCTGACCGAGAAAGAAACTGCTTTATTTTAGGGTTAGGTGGGGTTCCTGTTGGTTTCCGTTCAGAGTTTAGCTTGATTGGTGGGATTTACAACGACAAGGGCACACCATACGGCACTTGGTATTTAGGAGGCGCTGGAGACAGCAACATGCTGAGGTTTCAGTTTACAGACCCTGTGCCAACAGACCGAGATATTGGGGACATCCGAGTAAGTTCTATCTCATATCTTACGAGCGAGCCTTGGCCTAATGTCTTACCATAAGAAAGGAAATAAAAATGGTAGAAATTATCAATACTAATGTATTTAATGGAATTGCTGGTGCAAGACCTACACATAAGCCAAAATATTATATCTTACATAATGACGCTGGCTCAAAAAGTGCAAGTGGCTACATTGAATGGTTGCAAGAACGTTATAACAATGGTCAGTCAGCTCTAGGTTTTGCTCATTACTACATCACAAGAGATGAAATTGTACGAGTTGAAAACACCTATAGTGGCACTTGGTCAGCGGCTAACTATGACGCTAACATGAACTCAATCAGCTATGAAGTTTGCCAACAATATAATGCCTCAGACGCTGAATTTATTGAGAATGAAAACATGGTACTTAGACAGATGGCTGAGGATATGACCTATTATGGAGATACTCCTAACTACTCTAATATCAAGTTTCATAATGAATTTTCAAGCACATCATGCCCTAAGCGTTCTTTAGCCTTACATGGCGGCTATAATGACAGTCTTAGAGATTATGTCATTGCCAAAATCAAGCACTATCAAAGTCTAGGCTCAACCGTCCAAGAAATGTTAGGCGAGACCAAGGCAGAGGCTGGATGGCACAATAACAGTACTGGATGGTGGTATGTCAATGAAGATGGCACATATCCTGCTAATAAATGGCAAGTTATTGATGATGTCTGGTATTTCTTTGATAGCAATGGCTATATGAAAGCTAATACTTGGCATAAACACTCAGACACTAACTGGTACTATTTATTACCAAATGGCGCTATGGCTACTGGATGGGTACTGATTGATAATAGCTGGTACTATTTTGACAATCAGGGCGCTATGGTCACAGGATGGGTCAAGTACAAAGACACTTGGTACTATCTTGATTATCAAAAAGGCTCAATGGTATCTAATGCCTTTGTCAAATCAGAAAAAGGCTGGTATTATCTCAATGATGACGGATCACTTGCTGATAAGCCTGAGTTTGAGGTAGAGCCTGATGGACTGATTACATTGGCTAAACCTAAAGAGGAAAAATAAAAAAATAAAAAAAGAAAGAACAAGTTAATTATACCTATGAACCGCAGGCAGTAGCTTGCGGTTTTTTTGTTTTTCTAAGTGATAATTTTACTATCCTTGATTGAAATGTTAATTGTACTTTTAATTATTAGTGTTTTACTTTTACTTTTTGTGCCAAACCTAACTAAGCAAAAGGATGCAGTAAATGATAAGGGTAAAGCTGCAGTAGTCAAGGTAGTAGAAAGTCAGGCAGAACTTTATAGTCTAGACAGAAATGAAGATGCTAGTTTGACTAAATTACAGGCGGATGGACGTATCACTGCGGAACAGGTCAAAGCTTATAAAGAGTATCATGCTAAACAAAATAAGAGTCAGTCAGTTGCGGATTAGAGCCTTTACCATGTTGGAAAGTTTATTTGTATTGGGGATAGCTAGTGTTTTAGCTTTCGCCTTGTCAGGCTCGGTTCAGACGACTTTTGCTG